TTTCTTTTGTATCTATACTGAACAAATAAATTTTTCCATCCCACCATTTATTTTTATAAGATGGTGAAAATTTTGCATTAGGAACTTCAAATTGAAATGAGTCTTTCAATTCATAGTAAATATGAGGTTCTGCTTCGATTATCAAATATACTTCGTTCTTTTTTGAAATTATCAAATGAGACATTCATAATGTATCAGTTGTAGATATTTATTCGGTTAGTTATATCCTGCCGTGAACTTGTGCCAATCAATGCTATTTTTAATGGAATAATTTCGATTCGAAATCATCTTGATTATTTCTTCTAAAAACTTAAGCATAACATCATAATATCTAACCTTCAAATCAATCTTAGATAGTCTCTCATCGGCATCCATATACCTCTGTATGGCATCCTTTTCTCTTACCTTATACGGAAATGGTTCTTCGACATATACCTCTGCTGGTGCCTTTCCTGTGTAGTAGTTATATCGTTCTAATCGAACTTTATTATAAGTTTCTCTTGCCTTTTCACGAAGAAGAGTTATTGTATTGTAGATGGTGTAATATTTTGCGTGAAGTTGAGAAATTTTTAAAGACTCATCGTGTAAGTTATCAGGGTCTATGACAGAATCTTTTTTCCACATTTCTTGGATTTCGTCGAGACTTAGATTCATAGAATTTAATTTTGTATGTTAATAACATTATACACAGTATACTTGAAAATGACCTCTGCTGTAAGGAAATTAATATCAGTATCAGTAGTGGTAAAATCTAGTGAAGTTAATGAAACTGGAAATAAATCTTTAAAGTTAACTATAGCCTTTCCGATATAATTACTATTTAAAATAATTAAAGATCCATCACTAAAAAAGTTTAATGGATTTCTTATACCATTCTCATTTAATTGATTTGCATATTGATCTGTAGTTTCTGGAAATCCTAGAGCAGTTAACCAATTATGAACTGTTGTATAGTTAACTAAATCTTCATCTACTAAAAATCTTAATTTAAAATCTGAATACTCTAGTTGGTCTCCAGGTATATAAATTTTCTTTAAGTATGTTGATTGAGTTTCAGTTTGTAAAATTATTTGTGGAATTTTTGCTGAATTACAAAAAAATGAAACTTTTGGATATTTTGCTAAAGAAAATTCAAATCCTGTTGGAGATAAGAAATTTCTATTACTAATTTGTTTTGGGAAAGATGATGTCATTTTTTTGATTTATCTTCGAGTTTATTTTTAAATGTTCTAATATATATTATTAAATAATGACCCAGAATGTTTAATATTTGACATAAAAAAAGAGGGGACTTATCCCCTCTAGATTTAAATAATGGATAATTTAATCACATTAAATTCGAGACTTTAACTCTTCTGTAGTACACATTAGTGTTACGGTTAAGAGCGCCTTGTCCTTGAGAAGCACCATCAGCAAATGGATTGGCAACAAGACCATAACGAGTCTTAAATCCAATTTTGGGTTGGAACGTGTTCTCACCAACGGCACGAACCATTTGGAGAGGAACATAAGGGCAGTAGAAGATACCTGCATCATAAGGGGAAGAACCCTTATAACCAACAACGTAATATTGGCTAGCAGCAACGTTAGCAGCATAAGGATCGATATAAACGCGATACTTACCCTGAAGAACACCAGCAAAAGTATTGCCAGTATCATCAACATTCAGGTTTGCATTGAGTGCGGGGGTATAATCGAGAACACCTGCCATAGTGAGTGCCGAAGCAACATCAGCAGAACATACGATCATATTACCTTTCCCTCTACGAGTTTGCTGTGCAATTGCGTTTGCATCGCGTTCTATTTGGAAGATAAGACCCTTGAACTTCTCAACAGACCAACGACCGTTTGAATCCACATCAAGGTCAAAAGTACCGGAAGTAGCAACGTTTGCTTGAGCACCAGGCTTAGCAACGTTATAGATGGTACGGATGATTTCGCGGTTGATCTCAGAAAGAATCTCTGTAGAGAGAATATTTGCTAATTCTGCCTCAGCATTCAAACCGTGAATTGCCTTAAGGTCTTGTGCGAGTTCTAATGAATACTCAGCTTTCAGTGCGCGTGACTTTGCAGTAACAGTGACTTTCTCGATTGAGAATGCCATTTCATTGAAGTTGTTTCCTGCAGCATCTCCGAGTGCTTCAGCACTATCGGTACGCATACCTTGACCTACATTGTAGGTAGTAGCATCGCCAGTTTGTGGAGCAGTTCCATCAAGAAGTCCTGGATTAGTACCACTACTTTGAGCAGTTGTACCCATACCAACGGAAGCACCGGTAAATCCGGTTGTTACATCAAATCCAGAATCTTGTCCCGAGAATGCTGAATTAGATTCGTTATAGAATGCTTCAGTTCCACTAGTCTGATTGCTATAGCGCGAACGCATTGCGAAAATAAGTCCAGTAGGACCGTTCATTGGTTGAACGCCACATAGATCATAGGCAAGTAAGTTTGGCATTGAGCGCCTGATCAAGGAGATCAGAACTGGGTCGAAACCTGCAGTAGGACCGGCACTAAAACCTTGAGCACTACCACCAAATCCGGCGGCACCAGAACTTGATCCAGTTCCCATTGTTGGGGCTTCGTAAAGAAATTCGCGTGATTCGCGGAGTTCTCTTTCTTGGTTTTCGAGCAGGATAGCGGTTACAGATCTGCGATGTGAATCTTTGATCTGATCTAATCCTTGATAGTCAAGGATTGGTGACCACTTTTCCTGCAAATATTCCGTATTGAACATTTGCATTTGTTTTACCTTTTGAAAAATTTAGTTTGATTGTTATAATTTAAAAATCACTTTTTTGCGACTCTACTAAGAGTTTGAAGATATGCTCCCATCATTGGTGATACAGATTCGGTTAAATCTGAACCATAAGAAGTTTCTTCAGATAAAGTTTCAGAGTCATCTCTTTGAGCACTAACAGGTCTATGTGGGAAATATGATTCCCTTAGAGTTGTCAGTTTCTCACGATAGTTTCCTTCACTATCAAACTCAACATTTTCGGCAAGAGAAGCAAGTTTATCTTTCTGAGAAAGTGCAAGACCCTCAGAGACATCTGCAAAAATTACATCAGCAACCGACTCTGCCAATCGCCTGTTTAGAGCAACATTTTTTTCAATTTGCTCGTTGAGTTTTCCTTCCATTTCATCAAGTTTATCTACCATATTCTCTATTACATCATATCTATCTTCAGGGATTGAAACATAATGATCTTCAAAAAGACCTCTCATTCCTTGAAGGAAGGATTCGGTCATTTCAGTCTTGAGACCGTGCTCAATTGCGAGTGCATTTTCATTAATCCACTCGTCACATGCATATTCTAGATAAGAATCTACACGCTCAGTGAGTTCCTGCTTAATAAACTGAACTTCTTCAACAAGAGCATTTTCATAAGTTTCCTGCAATTCTTCTTTGATTTCATAAACCTTAGAACGAATTGCTGTTTCAAAAATAGTACGTGCCTTTTCTTGAAACTCTTCTGAGAGTTCCTCACCGGCAAGAAGAGCCTGAACATCTTCTTCGATATCAAACTCTTCTTCTTCTTCGTCTTCTTCTACTTCCTCATCTTCATCTTCTTCTTCCGACTCCTCCTTCATATTCTTCATAGACTTTTTAACTTTTTTCTTTTTATCATCTTGCTTTTTATTATCATCACCATAACCACCTTCTTCAGGATCTTCTTCCGAATCTTCTTCTTCTTCTGCTTCTTCTTTTACACTCTTCATAGTATTTACTGCAGATGCCTTGGCATTTACAACATTCTTTACTTGAGCAAGAGTTAATGAAGGATCTTTGAGTTTTGCTGAATCATCATCCGGGCGATAATTTTCAGGGGTTGGTCCACCTAAATCTTCCCAACTACCAGTTTGACCGGGAGTTATTAAAGAAGATTTTTGCATTGGTTCGGCAGGTGAAGCGCCTTTGGTTACTACGTTTTCCATTTCTTGTAAATTGCTACCAACGGACATTTTTTTTAGATCTTTTGTTATAATCTATATTTATTTATAATTTAAAGATTTGCTAAAAAATCTTGGAACAACTGAACCTTATGTTCATCTAAAACTTTTTGACTAACTAGATTGTTAATTTTGCGTTTAGATTGTTCTATTAACCAACTATTTCTAGATGCATCATAAATCCACTCAACTCCTTCCATAATTCCAGATACAAATGCATCAGGAGCAGAAGGGTCTGCAACAAGATCTGCTGCTGTTGCCAGCATAAAATCTTCACCAACAATTTTATGACCTTCGCTAGTCATACGAAGAGATCCTACACCACGAGAAGAAACTCCTAAACAAACACCTTCATTAATTAATGATCTTGCAATTTTACCCATAGGTGTTTCTAGTAGTTGCGCTTTTCCTCTAAAGTTTTGCCCACTTTGCTCAAGAGATACTATCTTATGAGAAACCCGATCAAGATTTACAGTTGGACCATCAGGATGACCTAGTTCTCCTAAAGCACGACCCTTACAAATAAAGTTTTCATTATATCGATTGACCTCGCGAGCAAGAGTTTGCATCGGATACAATCTTCCATTACGATTACAAATGTCTCCCTGAAGGAAAATACCCTCAATAAACATTTTTTTATCTACTCCTTTACCTTCGGTAAAGAAATTAACTTGTGAGACTTCTTCTGTGATGAGTTTCATTTTTATTCTGAGACTAACTGGACAACTTCTGATATACTAAGACTAGTTGTAGCATCTGATAAAGATGCAACTTTCACACTTCTTGATAATGATGCATTTGATACAGTAATTATACCGATAATTGATGAACTATTTGATGTTATAGTTAATGAAGAATCTGTAATTGCAGTAACTAAACGATGTGTAGTATTAATTCCAGAAGGTTGGGCATTTTCAATTGTCACATAGTCATTAATTAAAAATGGATTTCCAACAGTGTTATCAA